TTCGACGCCTGGCTGGCTGACGACGGCATCGACCGTTCCGGCCTGTCTGCTTCCGCCGTGGCGAAGCTGGAGGCCGCCTGGCGGTCCGAGCAGAACCCGGCACCGTCCGGCGGGTCCGGCGACGGCAACGACGATCCGGGCGACTCGCTCTATCAGAAGAAGGTCCGCGCCATCGAGGAGGAATCCGAGCGGGTGGCCTACATCCGCAAGGTATCCCTCGACGCGATGGAGAACTATGGGCGGATGGGCTTGCGGGACAAGGTCGCGCAGGTCCGCGAGATTTGCGAACACGCCTGCGGCGATGACCGGGTCTCGAAGAACGACTTCAACCTGACCATGCTCCGGTTGGGTCGGGCGGACGCGATCTTCACAGCTTCCCGCAGCGAACCGGAAGCGTCGGCGAAGGTGATTGAGGCGGCGGTGTGCCGGCGCGCCGGGCTGGACGGGCTAGAGAAGCACTTCGATGTCTCCACCTTGGAGGCGTCGGAGCGGCAGTTCAAGAACGGGCTTTCGCTGGTCGGTCTGCTGCATCAGTCCGCCCAGCGCAACGGCTGGCGGGGGATGCCGGACGCCCGGTCGAAGGACTTCCTTCGCGCGGCGTTCGGGTCGGCGGAGGGCGGGACGTTCGACCTGATGGCGGGCACGACCGGTCCCTCGACGTACAGCCTGCCGAACATCCTCGGGAACATCGCCAACAAGTACCTGCGGGCGGGGTTCATGGGGGTCGATTCGGTCTGGAACCAGATCGCCAGTAAGCGGTCGGTGAACAACTTCCAAACCGTGACCGGCGTCGGTCTGAACGGTGCGACGATCTACCGGACGCTCGCCCCGTCCGGCGAGATCAAGCACGCCACCCTGAGCGAGACGACCTACACGAACCGGGCGGCGACCTACGCCATCATGCTCGGCATCTCGCGGGAGTCGCTGGTCAACGACGACGCCAGCGCGTTCACGGACCTGAGCCGGCACGTCGGGCGTGGCGCGGGTCTGAAGATCAACGATCTGTTCTGGACCGCGTTCCTGAACAACTCCAGCTTCTTCACCTCCGGCAACGCCAACACCTCGACCGGCGGTGGTTCGGCGCTGGGGACGGCGGACGGTGCGGCCATCAACGCCGCCGAACAGAAGTTCCTCGCCCAGACCGGGGCGGACGGCTACCCCATCGCGGTGATGCCGAAGATCATGCTGGTTCCGCCGACCCTGGCGAACACCGCCCGGCGGTGGATGGGTTCGTTCGGGTTCACGCAGGGCGGCACGGCGGGTCTAGGCGACGGCAACATCTACCAGGGTCGGTACTCGGTCCTCACCAGCCCGTACATGGAGTCCTCCGCGTACACGGGCAACTCGACCGCTGCCTGGTATCTGCTGGCTGATCCCAACGACGTGCCGGTCATCGAGGGCGTGGCGCTCAACGGTCGGTGGGAGCCGACGGTGGAGAGTGCGGACGCAGATTTCAACCAGTTGGGGATTGCGCTGAGGGGGTACATCGACGTGGGTTTCAGCCTGTACGAGTACCGCGGCGGCGTGCGGTCCGCCGGCAGCTAACCAACCCAGTCCCGGGCAGCGAGGGCTGCCCGGTTTTCTGCACACCGTTCGGAGGTCAGTCATGCGACTGAAGCTACTGCGGAGCATCGGCAAGAAGGACACCCTTCCCAAGACCAGCGACAACCCGGCGAGTCTGGAACTGCCGTTCAAGGATGACGGCACGATGTACGTCGAGGGCGAGGTGGCGGACTTCAACAAGTCCGACGCCGAGAAGCTCATCAAGGCGAATCTCGCCGTGGAAACGTCGGACCCGGTCGGGCCGCCGCGTCCGCAGCCGGTGTTCGGTCAGGCGCCGATCCCGGTGACGGTGGTGGACGACTCGACGTTCCGGCCGCACCGGACGGAGCCGGCGGAGTCGGCTCCGGGGAACAAGCGGACCGACAGCCGGGGCGGGGCGACCGGCGGTCCGCCGTCGTCCGGGGATGCACCGAAGGGCAAGTAAGGAGACGCCGGGTGAGTGAGAGCAACGGTAAGAGTGACGCGGTCCCGCCGGACCGCAAGGTGATTCACCTGGGGATGCCCTCCAGCGGGGACATGACGCTGGGGGCGTCCGTGGGGTTTCACCGGTGCATCCGGCGGAAGGAACATCACGTCAACGTGCTGGCGCTGGCGTCGAGTCTCGCCACGGGCAATTTCAACAACTTGTGGACGTGGACGCTCAACGCCGCCCGCAAGGGTCGGGTCGATTACTTCGCCATGATTCACTCGGACATCGAGCCGGGCGAGTTCTGGCTGGACGAACTGATCGACGAGTTGGAAGCCCGGCAGTTGGATGTGCTGGGTGTGGTGGCCCCCATCAAGGATCAACGGGGCATGACCTCGATTGCCGTGGCTCACGAGTCCGGCGATCCGTTCCGGGTCCGTAACCGGCTGACCATGACCGAGGTCTATCGGCTGCCGGAGACGTTCACGAGCGAGGACGTGGGCGGTCCGCTGCTACTCAACACCGGATTGTGGGTGTGCAAGTTCAACATGGACTGGGCGCCCAACGTGTTCTTCACGGTCAACGACCGGATCATGTTGGACCGCGACGGGGAGTATGTGGCGCAGGTCGAACCCGAGGACTGGTTCGTCTCCCGCATCTTCCACGAACTCGGACTCAAGATCGGCTGTACGCGGAAGATCGCCCTGAACCACCAGGGTCGGACGGCGTTCCCGAATGACCGACCGTGGGGCACCAACGAATACGACCGGGAGTGGAGTACGGGTTCGTTCCTCGACCGTGGCCCCGAGGGGTTCCGGTTCCCGTCCGACGTGGCCGGTTGGCTGACGGAGGCGGAGGGGGCGGAACTGGCGCGGCTGGCGGAGGGGAAGGACGTTCTCGAAATCGGCGCCTACTGCGGTCGCAGCACGATTTGCGAGGCACAGGTCGCCAAGACGGTCGCCGTGGTGGACACGTTCGACGGGCGGGGGACGGCACAAGAGGGGAACACGCGGGCGACCTTCGACCGGAACCTGGCGCGGTACGGGGTGACGGACCGCGTGACCGTCCACAAGGGCGAATCCGGCGTGGTCCTACCCTGCCTGCCGCCGATCTTCGATCTGGTTTTCATCGACGGCAGCCATGACCGGGAGTCCGTGGCGGCGGATGCGGCGCTGGCGTCCAGCGTGCTGCGTCCCGGCGGCTTGCTGGCATTCCACGACTACGGCGGGAACGACGTTGGTGTGACGGAAGCCGTGGACGAGTTGGTAGGCGAAGGGGCGGAAATCCTTCGCCGGGTCGGCACCCTGGCAATCGTGCGGCCCCCAGCCGCCGTGGAGGAACTGAGTCATGCCTGAAACGATCATGCGGCAGGGCAACCCGCGGATGACCGACTACACGCCTTCGAGCGGCAACGTGTCCGCCGGGCAGGTGGTCCTCCTCGGCAACACGGCGGGCATCTCGTGCGGGATCGCCCACCAGGACATCGCCAACAACACGCTCGGGGCGCTGGCCACCGGCGGCGGGGTCTACGACGTGGTGATGTTGTCGAACCTGGCGAACTACGCCCTGGCGTACTGGGACGACACCAACAACAAGTTGACCAGCACCAGCACCAACAACGCGGTGTTCGGCGTCGTGGTCGGCGGCGGGGGTGGGGGTGCGAACGCCACGGTCCAGGCGGTCCACCTGCCCTACGCGCCCCGGGTGTAACGGAGGGCTGAGTCATGCCGCAGGTCACCTACGTCTTCGCCAAGCGGACGGCTTGGCGGGACTTCGCCTGGCAGCCGGGCGACAAGCTGGTGCGCAGCGAACTCCCCGAGGAGTTGGTCAACACGCTGATTGAGGAAGGGAACGTGGTCCTCAAGGAAGCCTTCGAGCCGGTGCGGGTCGAGGCGCCGCCGGTCGAGGTGGACGCCCCGAAGCGCAAGGCGAAGGAGTAGCCGCGTGGGACTCCTCGCCCGTGGGCAGGCGATGATTACCCGGACCATGCAGGACATGGAGCCGGTGGCGGTGACGTACACCCGCGCGACCGGGGGCGAGACGTTCTCGGTCGAGTTGACGGGGTGGCTGGGTCGGACGCTGTTCGCCGGTCTGATCGAGCAGGAGGTCAGCGTCCAGTGGGGCGAGGCGGACATCCTGTTCGCGGCGGCGGACCTGGTGCTGGACGCTGCGACGACGACCCCGACCGCGGGCGACCGGCTGGCGTTCACGGTGAACGGTACGGCGATGAATTGGGAGGTTGCCAGCCCGGACACGGGCGAGCCGGCGTGGCGCTGGTCGGACCATTACCGCACCCGGCTGCGATGCCATCTCAAGAGGGTTGCGTAAGTGGCGAGTCGCTATGCGGTGGGGCCTGAGTCGGTGGACGGACTGTGCAAGGCGCTCGGGCTGCCGGACGACCTGCCGGTGCGGTCCGTTGTCCTGCGGGCGGACTGCGAGTCCATCGTCACGGTGGCAATCGAGATCATCCCCGACGGGTCGCAGATGGCGGCGGTGGGGACGTGGCTGGCCGCGAACCGGGAGCGGGTTCTGCTCCATCCGGCGGTGACGTTGGGGGTGCCGGAGTACGTTGCCCGCGAGGTTAGCCCGGTCGTCGCCCGGCGGAGGGTGTGATCCGTGGCGCGGACCGCGAGATTGACGCTGTGCCTGGACGCGGTGGTCCGTGCGGTCAACGAACTGGTGGACCCGGCGGAGGACGACCCGGTCACGGTGGCGAGTCGGCGGTACACGCTGGAATACCTCGACCCGACCTACTGGAAGGACAACCCGCACCTGGCAACGGAGTTTACCGGCCGGCGGGTGTATGTGTTTGGGCTGGAGGCGTCGCAGGTCGAGGCGACGACGCGAGGCCGGGACCGCAACGAATACCGGGTGACGGTGACGACGTTGCAACGTTACCCGAATGCCCGTGACCTGACCGACGACCCGGCGTTCGAGGCATGGTGCGACGAACAGGTGGCGTGGGTCGAGGACGTGGTCTACGACCGGCTGGGCGAGGTGCGGCAGCGGACCGACCGACCCCGACCGCCTGCCATCGTCGCGGCGAACCTGATCCCGGCGGCGAAGGAATGGACGAAGGTTTACGACTATGACCTGCTGCGGACGCAGGGCTTATTCGTCTCGGCGGTCGTGATTTCGTTCCACAAGTGGGAGTGACGCATGGCGACCCCCGACGTAGGCACAGGCATTGAATCCGGTCTGTACGTTCGCACCGGTGGCAACTTCGCGTCTCCGACGTGGACGGAACTGACCGAGATTGGCGACCTGACGCAGAACGCGAGTTGGAAGACGGCGGAGGTGGAGGTCCGCACCAGCCCGGCGACGATGGCGGTCAAGACCACCATCGACATCGGGATCAGTTTCAAGATGCTTTATCGCCCGTCGGGTCCGACGGCGGCTTACAACACGGTGATTGCGGCGCTGGCCACCCGTGACATTGTGGACGTGATGGTGATTAACGGCAGCAACACGACCAACGGGGCGCGGGGCTGGCGGTACGAGGGTCAGGTCACGTCCGGGACTGAAGACCAGGGCACGCAGGCGGTCATCATGCCGGACATCGAGATCAAGCCGACCATCACGAACAACGTGCCGGCGTCGGTGGTGGTGTCCTCGGGTGCCCCGGTGTTCACGTCGCTGACCTAACCGGAGAGGGCTACCATGCTCCGGTTTGAAGCCACTCTCAAGACTTTCTTCGATCGCAAAGCGGTCCTCGACGCCGTCGATAAGGCGGAACTGCGCGTCCTGAAGAAATTCGGGGCGTTCACGATGCGGACCGCCCGCAAGTCCATCAAGGAGAAGAAGGGCAGCGCCCCGGCGGGTCAACCGCCGCACGCCCACAGCACCTACCACCGCGTCTCCACCTCGAAGAAGACCCGCAAGCAGACCAAAAAGAAGCGGCTGCGGTTCCGGGACTCCATCCTGTTCGGCTACGACGCGGGATCGAAATCGGTGGTGATCGGTCCGTACCTGTTCGACCGGGCGACGAAGCCGACCGTGCCGGAGTTGCTGGAGAAGGGCGGGCGGAGTGCGGAGACGGGCGACGGCTACCGGCCGCACCCGTTCATGGGTCCGGCGTTCGCCAAGGAACAGCGGGACGGGCTGCCGCGGATTTTGAAGGATTGTGTCACGAAGTAGGGAGGGCACCGTGGCGAGGGAGTTTGCAGACGCGGCCGGGCGGAAGTGGTCGCTGTCCTTCACGGCGGCGGATCTGACGGCGATTCGGGAGGAGACGGGACTGACGGTCGGCAAGATGGCGCTCGACAACCTGGCCGAGGAGTTGTCCGACCCGGAGCAATTGGTGGCGGTCCTGTGGGTGCTGGTGAAGGACCAGGCGGCGAAGGTCGGGCTGACCCCCGAGCAGTTCGCCCGTGGGCTGGACGGCGACGCGATGGAGGCGGCGACGCTGGGCTTTTGGAGGGCGTGGGCGGATTTTTGCCCGCCCCATCCCCGGCGGCTGATCCTGGGGATGGTGGACAAGGTGCTGGCGGATCAGCGGGCGGCGGTGGACAAGGCGATGGAGACGCTGTTGACCTCGAACGGGTCTGCTGGCAACTCGGGGGCGCCGCCGGCATCGACCCCCGGCCCCACACCCTCCGCGTCCCAC